GTCTGTAAACTCTGTGCCGTAAGCTACTGTTATATTATGTGTGGAGTTTGCGTTGCCGTATACGGGAATTTGAAGTTTGCCGTTTGTATAGAATACTAATGCTCTCTGAAGCACGGGAGAATATTCCTTAACTGTGTTGATGATTCTGTTTGCAATATGTACGGGAATGATTTTGCCGTTGTTGCCAACAGAGAAATTCTGCTCGCCGGAACGCATTTCGTCTACTCTGCCACGAATCCAATCCGCAAACATTCTTTCTTCCACTGCTTCTACGCTTTCGTTTTCTCTTGTTTCGGGTTTGTTTTCGATTTTGTCATATGCTCTTGCTTCTTCGGAAAGTGCGATAGTCTCGTCAATAGCTTTAACCTCGTCAACAATACCTCTTAATCTTGCGTGTTCGTCATCGTTAAAAGCTCTTTTTTCTTCCTGAGCTTTAGTCATGAGTGCGTCTCTCTCATCGAGTAACTCATTTTTCTTTTCAATAAGTTCTTTAATCAATTAAATTACCTCCTTAGATATACTTGTATTTGTCATACTCTGCGCTGTAATCAGGTTCGGGTTCAGGTGCGGGTTCGGGATCGTCTCTTACCTCAATTTGGGTTTGTTTGTCATCTGCGAAACGCACCGAAACAACTACCGTATCCTCATCCCTTGTGTAAATTTGAGTGCCGTAGTAAGCGGGCGTTTTGGATAACATACTTACTTCCCTGAGTGCCAGCTCATCAACAAAACGTCTTTCAAGCCCCTCGCCTATCGGTTCGTAATGGTCGCTGATCGCCCTGAAACCAAAAGAAAAGCCCTGCAACTGGTGATTTTTAGCTGCTTCCACAACCTCACCGTCCGTAGTGCTTCCCTCAATCCTTAAACCGATATTATCTTCGTAAAGCCTGATTTTATCGCCGTTTTTGCCTAAAACCCTGCCTGCCTGATGGTTAAAAAGCAGTACCACATCAGGGTTAGCGTCTAAAGCTCTCTGCCATGTTCCGGCTTTTATCTGTTCAACAAATACCCTGCCGTTCTCATGGATGACCCTGCTGTCTCTCTCTACTGCATTCACATAACCGTCAAAAAACAGCTCCTTACCGTCTCTTAATTCGACTTTCAACTCTCGTCACCCCCTTTCGGCGGTATTTTCGTGCCGTCCGTCATATTGAACGTCTCTTTTGTGTTAGGCACATATCCCTCGCTTGTTGCGGGGTTATAAAGCAGTTCTCCGAGTTTCATTTTCACAAAGTCCATTCCCAGAGGTTTTAAGTCCTCCATGTAACGCACTTCGTCTATTGTCATGAATCCCTGCTCTATCGCTGTTCCATAAGCCTTGAAGCGTTTTTCGATGTCGCCTCTCAGCAATTCTCTGGTGTCTGCCGCATAATATAAAGAGCCTTTTTCTCGCTCCAGCAACATATCCTGATCCAGAGCCGATTCCCAGACTGCGAGATAGTTATTAATGGTAGTTTTAACAAAATTCTGGTAAATCTCGCCAACACCAGTACCAACCGTGCCTTCCAGAAGTGAAATCGGCACAAGCAGCGTAACGCAAGCCTGTTTATCCATGAGCTTAACCATCTCGTTTAACTGCATCTCAACAGGCGTATTGGCTAATTCCTTGTAATCCAGTCCGTTATTGAGAATAATGCAATTTTCCGTAGACCCCGTGCCGTACAGTTTCCGCCACGCTTCCTTTAAAGATTCCAGAGCTTTGTCTTTTAGGATGTTTTGCGACTTAATAACGCCTTTTTTGATGCCTCCGGTCGATAACTGGTTAATTTCAAATTCGATTGACCGTCTGAGCATTTCCACAAAGTTTTTATTGTCCTGTAAAAGACCATGCCCTGAAAACTGATTGTCGCCAATTCTGCGTAAAATAAAAAAGTCGTCCCGTCTGTACTTCTTTCCGTTGACGTATATAGCGACTTCTTTAAAAATCGGGTCGTCATTCATGATTGCCTCAACATCGTTAGCGTCTACATACCGCAAAGCCACGATTTTATTGCGCTGTCTCTGCTTGTACGCATACGCCACGCCGTGAAAAATGTAATCTGATGTCATTTTCCACTTAAATGCGTAACCATCCGTTAAGTGATCCGGCGTACTGTTTATGATTTTTAGCCTGTAATCGTCTCTTTTTTCTTCGATTTCCCCATTTTTTTCGCTGAACAGCCTGAAATCCAGACTTGCCACCGTTCCGCTTATCAAATCCACGCATCCACGAATATAAGGAGATGCCAGAGCGGCTTCTTTGGTAACGGGGACTTGTCTGAGCAACGCCTCAAGCCAGTCTGCGGTTATCATCCCTTCATTTTCACGCTTTTCCTGCTTATTTCTACTGAATAATCCCAATCTCTCACCTCCTTATATGACTTGTACGCAAAAGTCGTCCTGTTTCATTACCTCTGCAAATGCAAATATTGTCGCTGAAGCTAAATCCACTCTTTCACGTCCTTTTGCGCCCTTCTCTATAATTTCATTTTCTTTTGTATCCTTTTTAGTTACGGCATTGGCAAAGCACCATTCCAGCAGCGAGCTTCTTTCATAAACCACATTGCCTTCATGTACCGCCGCCCTAAACTCCTTTGTTGGAGCTGATAAATTAAAGTAACTTTGCCGAAACAAAACTACATCGTAATCCTGCGCCAAGCTCTGCGCCATTTGTGTTACGTTGAACGGGTCTGCGATTATAGCTGTTATCTCGCACCCAAATTCTTCCTCAATGTTGCGAATATAGTTTTCTACTGTGTCATAGTCCACTATTCCGCCTTCGGTTATAATGCACTCGCCCTGACTTTCCGCCGCTCGATAATCAAATTTCTCGCCACGTTTCGCCAGCGAATCTTCGGGCAAAAATCCCATAGCCTTGAAGTAATAGATGCCGTCCTCTTTATACATAATCGAGACCGCTGTTAAGTCTGTCGTCATGGATAAGTCCATTCCCACTACAACGCCCTTGCCTTCAAAATCCACTTTGTCGACTGCGCATTTCCTTAATACATCCAAAGGCAAATAACTCACCTCTAAATGCTTATCAAGGAAAATATTCAGGTGCTTTGTGAGGAAATTGGTTCTCTCTGACGGCATATCAATGGCAACTTGTCTTTGTTTGTAGAGGTATTCCAGATTTTCAGGCACTTCTAAAGCCAGCGGATTACTGTGGAATATGATCTCATCGTTAGTTTTCCACCGTTTCTTGTCGTCCGGCTCATAAATAAGCGAAAATCTTGCTACGTTGTCTTTTTTGCCGTCTAATACCTCTTTGGAGTATTCCACTTCCTCTATCATCGGGTTGTCCTTTGACGGGTACGCCGTAGAAATTATGATGCCCATTCTGTTTTTCATGTTGATTTGGGAGGATGACATAGCCGATATAGCGTACCTTTCAGGCAAAGCTCCAACCTCATCCGCCAGCCATGCGTTAGATTTACGTCCGTCCAGCAGGTTTCGGGAGTAATTCAAAGGCTTATACACATTGTGATTAATCAGGCACTCAACAGACTGCCCCAAAACCTTGAAATGTGACCGTATAAGCGGCGAACACGCTATAAGCTGGTCTATTTCCTTTTTCACAATGCGTGACAAGTCTCCGTTTGCCGCCACGGAATATAGCTCCGCATAATCCGGCTCAAGAAGCATTAAAAGCACAAAAATAACGGCAATTAGAAATGTCTTGCCGCTCTTACGCCCGATTAAAAGGACTGCGCTTTCATAGCCACGCTTTTTTATATCTTTTTTATCTTTTACACAAAACACGGCTTCAATGAACAGCCATTGAAAACCGACTAAGGAGCTGTAAACAGTCTCCCCCGCCTTAAAACCGCTTGACATATTCATGAGCTTTAAAAGGCTTTTGACGACCTCATACTCATCATTGTCAAAAACAAACAGTTTATGCTTGCCCTCAAAGACCTTCCTCATGTCCCTGCATTGCTTTATCACATATTTCGGTGCGGGAGTTTTCTTGCTGATTACGTCCAAGCAGTATTGATAAGCGGGATTCATGCGTTATCGCCGCCTCGATTGCTTAACATATTCAGCAACGGGTCTTTGGATTTGTTTTCTGCATCCAAATTAATATTCGCCAGTTTTGCTCTTGACTGCGGAGACAAGCTTAATTCGTTAGCATATCTGAAAAATGCCTTTGTGTATCTCTCTTTTGTTGACATCAGCTTTGTATCAAATATCAAATCAGGATTATCGTTAATTCGTTTTTCAATATCCTGCATACGGTCTATCGCTATGGAACATTCCGTAAGCACGTACACATCAGAGCTTCCCAGTATGCCCGCTTCCTTCATGTTCCCCACAATATGCCTAAATATCGCCAACTGGTTTTCTGTCAAATAGTCCGGTTCTTCAACCTCTCCCGAACCCCGCAAAACTTCTTCCTGCTGTATCCTGTACTCCATTTCAGGTAGGGTCTGGGAATACGGGTGCAGTACCTTTGCGCTCTTGCATGGTCTCGCCATTTTCTCACCTCTCTCATAACAAATACTCGTTTAATTCTTCCTTCTTCCTTTGTCGCTCGTTCCATTTTTGCCTTGCTTCCTGACTGTATACTTCGTGGCAATCATGGCATAACGGGCGTAAGTTGTCGTCATCCAGCCGTTTCGTGAAATCCACGTACAGCGGAACGATGTGGTGTACCTCTGTTGCGACTGTGTATCTGCCCTTTGCTAAGCAGTCCTGACACAAATAATTGCACTTCGCCAAAACCGCTTCACGTTTCGCCTGCCATTCCCTGCTTGCCCTGAATTTGCGCACTTCGGATTTATCGGCTTTGCGTTCCGCACGTTCCATCCTGATTTTGTCGTAATCTTTTTGGCACTTTTCGCAACGGGATTTTCCAAACGGGATTCTCGCTCCGCACCAAACACAAGTTTTATACAGCAAAAAACCACCTCCGCCCCTGATACCCCCTAGGGGTATACCCGACCGTTCCCGTTTTACGGATTCACTTTTTTCTCTTG